GGACTTGCAATGGGAGAACCGTGGATTCTGGGTTCCGGGCTCCGTGGTGATGGGAAGCCAATTGGCTATAAACGACCATGACGGACAAGTTTGGTATGCTCCCGCTGGACAATCAAGGGGTTTGGTTCAAAACGCCTATGACGTGAGCGTTAAGACAAAACAGTACAATTCCGAAAACGACTTGCTCTACCAAAACAACTGGAACTTCTTCAACATCTACCAAAACGAGGGTGTTGTGGTTGACGGACAGAAGACGCTTCAAGTGAAGAAAACCTCACTTGACCGCCTCAACGTCAGGAGAATGGTGTGCTACGTCAAGCAACAGTTGAGAGAGATTGCGAACAGATACAAGTACGAACCGCATACCTTGACGATACGCAATTCATTCAGGAACGATGTCAAGGACATGCTTCGCAACATCCAGCGCACAAGCGGCATTAGCGATTTCGTTGTGATATGTGACGATTCAAACAACTCAACCGAAACACTGGACAGGCATGAACTTTACATGAAGGTTGGAATAAAGCCAATCAAGGCGATTGAATACATCATAATCGACCTTGATTTGATAAACAGCAATGTTGGAATCGAGGAAAACCTTGTCGTGATGAAGAACAAGTCTTAATCCTTCGTCCTGAAGTTCTCGGTGAACCAGTCAACGTCAAACTTCGTGCATTTCCTTGACGCGCAATAATCCGCAAGGTGTACCATATACTGCATGGCATTGCCCGGCTTTGGCAACGTGACATTAGAATCACTATTGGTGTTCCAACGCCCCATGTGCGTTTCAATCATGGAGATTGCAACCGCAATGTCCTGCTTGAAGGATTCCTCCGTGTCAGATGTTATCTCAAAAATCCTGGGCTTGCTCTTGCAAAACTTCTCCGCCTCGTCAAGGATGAACTTCGCCGCAAGCAGAGGATGCTCAAACGCAGTATGGGATAAGTCAACATTGTCTGGCAGTCCACGCTTGCAACAATCGTGGAACAGACTTGCAAACACCATTCCCGGATAAAATTCACCCATATTGGTTTCATTTGCCTCAACAAGCATCTTCAACCAACGGTATGTCATAAGAGAATGACGTGCCAATCCACCCTCTCCCAAGCCATACTCTGGATGATGCTTGCCTGATGAACTTGCGGGTTCAGTCCAAAAATAATCAGGAATAACCTCCATTAAGTCCTGGGCAAACTTGCAGAGACCTTGGTTCATCGGAGCCAACTCGTCGTAAATAACGCTCTTGAACAAATCCTTCTCGGACACTTTCATTCCATTAGTCAATTCAACCATTTCATATTTCCTTTCATCATTTGAAAAACGCAGCCAACGCGGAATTCGTCCTCGTTATGACAACCCCTTCCATGTCCTGTGGAGTGCGTCCCTTCATCAAGTGGCAAAACTCGTCATAAAGAATTGGAACGTCAAACCTCATCTTGTCCGTTGAGACAATTTCCTTGTACTTCTTTCCCGACAGGCAACCGAACACGTCACCCAAATATGGAATGGTCTTTCCACAAAGGGAACGCACAAGCCTTATCGTGGACATCTTCGGCGCAACTTTGGACATCTGACCGTCAATCCACTTCAACAGATCGGCCAAAAACCCAACATCGCTGTTGAAGTTGTATTGTGGAATGTCATTGTCGAAAATCACTTCATATCCACCTCCACCACCAAACGTGTCACCCTTCGTCGGAACGTCATTTGAAACGTCTACGATGATGGTGTTCATGGATTGAAGCAACTTCTTCATATACTGGCGTTCGGTTGGATTCATAGGCGTTTCCATCCAATCCTTGAATCCCTCGGAAATTATGATGTTGTTGAAACGCCCAGCGACCAAGGAAACGTCAAATATGAACTCGTTGAACCAACTGTTTGACTGCTTCCCGGAATCAATGTCGCTGATTATGTTGAAATTGCACGTATTCGAGACCTCATCCTCCTTCATAAACTTCGCATGGATGTTGTCCGCTATGGAAATGGCATGGGGATTCTTGCCTATAAGCAAGATGTTGAAAATCCCCAGCTCCTGGCTATTCTTCTTTTTCTTCATCTTAAACCTCACTTAAAAATGTCCACCTGACGAAAGTATCTGCTTGATGTAGTTCACCAACGTGACCTCGCTCACAGGTTGGTAGTCCCAAAGGTCCGTGCAAACGTTTATGTTCAAGACCTTGTTCACCTTGTCAACCATGTACTTCTCTCCATTCCAAAGTTCATGGCAATGCCCGCAGATGTTTATGTCACCCGGCTTCAAATGCAAACGGCTTCGGGGGTCGGTGGATGGATAATGGCAAAGCACCACGTTGAAAGCCTTGCCAAGAACCATTCTCATGGACATGGCAATGCTTTTCACCCCATTGTTGGGGTCGTGGTTTCCCTCGATGTTGACCACCATGGCGGTGAAACGCTTTTGCGTCTCACGCCAAGGCAGCAACATTCCGGGTCGTCCAGTATCGTCCTTAAGGCAGTACAAGTCCCCAACATGGTATAGAACATCGTCTTTTTCCTTTGCAATGTCGTTGCAGTTCTTGATGAGTTTGTCCGTCATCTCGATGTTGTCCATAAAGGGTCGCTTGCACATCTCAAGGACTTTACTAGACCCAAGATGCAAATCTGATGTGAAGTATCTTCGCATGTGGATTCGCCATCTTGCTTCTCCGTGTTAGCCGAGCGACATCCCGGCGAGAATGTCATCAATCTTCTTGTTGATGTCTCCGTCTGGTGCCGGCGCAGGGGCGAGAGCGGCCTTCTTCGGTTCGGCCTTTGGGGCGGGAGCCGGAGTTGGCGCAGGTGCCGGTGCAGGAATGTCATCGGCGTCCTCGGTCACGTCCTTTGCAACAGGATCCCCAACCACGGGATCGCCAACCACAGGGTCTTTGGCAACAGGCGCAGGAGCCACGGGCTTCACTGCCTCGGCATATGCCACTGGAGCCTTGGGAGCCGCCACCGGAGGAATGTCCATGGGAATGTCATCATTGACATTGGACTGGGAAGAGAAGTTCTCAATGTAGAACTGCTCAAGCTCCTCCTTCGTGGGAACCGTGTACCAATTGGCGTCGAACTGAACGTCATCCACCAACTCGTCCGTCAGGGAGTCAAGGTGCTTCGGGGCGGTGGTGAAACCAATCCTCGTGAAACCATTCTTCATGAAACGGAACTCGTTGGGCTTGCCCTCGTTCTTCACCTTCTCAACCTTGCCCCAAGTGAAGAACAAATCGCAAGCATCGTTGTTCCAAATCGGAGTGTTGTTCGCCTGAGATGCGTTGATCTGGGTGAGAAGAGCCTGATAGCCGTCCTCGTCAAGGGTGAGAACCTTCACCGCGCCATCGTTCGCCTCGTAGTTGGGGTCCGAAACCACATACACAAGGACGCGGACTGCCAAAGTGTTGTGAAGGGACTTCATCTTCCCCTTGGCTTCCTGGTTCTTGAAATGGGAATCGTTGAAAGCCTTCCAAGCTGCACCGTATGCGTTGCACATCGGGCACTGGGACTTCGTGAGCGTGGAATTCGCCTTGACGTAATCCGTCTGCGGACACACAATCGTGCGGCTCACGCGCTTCGGCTTCGCGGGATCGTCCGTAGGCACTTCCTTCCAAACCTGGTGGATGTGCTGAATGATGAACGGGAAGTCCCTGTAGTGGGCGAAGTTGGAAGAGGAAACAAAATTCGGATGTGGCTGCGTATTCAACAGGCGCACACGGTAGAACTTTCCCTCTTCGGTTGGACGCAAGAACAACTGGGAAGTGTTCTTTGCGAATTCACGGTTCTTCCTCTGAGTGAGAAGACCCGTCATTATTGAACTGGTCGGCATTCCGACATGTGTATTTGTCATCATTTTTACTTTACCTCTGTTTTTCTTTTTTCTGTTTTACTTGTTACTGGCTTCAACAGTGAAACACCATTGTCGCCAACAGTATTTACACTATTTCCACCAATATCAATTATACGAAATTCAGCCATTCAACTTTATTACCTCTATGGCGTTCTTGATGTTGTACCCGAACTCCGACAAGGACGCAATAGCCTGTGCAATCACCTCAAGCGACAAGTCAATGTTCTTCTTTGTCGCGTCTATCTTTTTCAAGGTCTCGTCCTCCTGGTTCATCGTCTTCAACTTGTCAAACGCGCTTCCTTTCGCCTTTTCAGCCAATGACTTTTGGTACTCAGCGCGTATGCCGTTCAACCTCTGCAAAGTCTCCTTCTCCTTTGCCATGTACCCAACCCATTTGGCTTTCATGGAAGAAGTTGTAAGGGCTTTCTCACGCAAATTCGCAAGGGTGAGGTTCAAGTCCTCTTTCAATTCCCTTGAATACTGCATCGCAGGGGAATCCTGCCTCTTCTCTG